TATAACCAGTTGCACCAGAAATGGATCCTTGAATAATCTCACCCTTTGTGAACTTAGCACCAATACTATCGTTTGTAGTTAAAACAAACCCGGCATATTTGATATTGATCTTATTTTCCATCTCAGCGCTTGAGCATGGCCAATCGGCGAAACTATTAACGATATCTTCATTAATCATGAAGAGTGTCCAATAATAATCTGTTGTACCATATAACTTTAATGATACATGGTCAGGTCTTTCTCCATCTTGTATATGATAACTCTTATACATCAAAACTGTATCGCGAAGATTATGCTTAATACGAACAGCTCTAAAAATATCAGTTACTTCTACAGGTTTATTATTCGCCAATACATCATATTGCATTGTAGGAAAACCTTGGAAGAAATATGACATAATTAATAACCTCCAGAAAGGATAAGATCTCTGTTGAGTGCTTTGCTTTCTTGGAAAGTCAATGAGAGATCAATCTCAGATGGCATACCATCTTCATAGAATGTTGGGCTTGTAGAATTATAGTTAACTGTAACTGCAGTCAAGTATGATTCCATCATTTTAATCATATGTCTATTTTCTTTACCACCGGTTAAGTATGTAACTTTAAACACATCAGGGAATTTAAAAGTAGACATGTTTACTTGATCTGAACCGCTGCCAGTTCCAAGTTGTGGATATGCAGCAACTCGGAAAAATTGAACGATCTTAATAATTTGTTGTGCTTCAGCTTTTGTGCGAGGAAACATCTTAAATTGAAATTGGAATTGACGAAGCGAAGGTGACTTAAACAACATTTGTGTATGTGGATTTACAACTTCACCTCTATTGATAATAGCTTGATTTGCTGCTCCACCAACCATACCTTTACTTTGCGAAACTTTTGCTGTTGCTCCAGCTACTGCAGTTTGCGCAACACCTTTAGATTGTCCTTTTAATGTATCAATAAATTCTCCAGGAGATGCTGATGAACCACCAGCTTTCATAATCTCTCCACCAATACCTGTATCAGCATTATCATAGCTTAAAGTATCAGCAACGCTTATTCCACTAGGCATATATAAAGTTACAGAGCCGAGTGCAGATTCGGCAAATTTAGCCACGCGGAAATCAAGTACACTACTTCTCTTAACACGTGCGATAGCCTCAAACTTAACTACGTTTTGATGTTTTTGAATATCGCCTAATGGATATCTTAGTTGCGGTGCTTGACTACCAAATGGATTTATGAAGTTTAATGACGATAGAGTATTCTTAACGAAGTCTCCAACGCTACTAAACGTAGATGATATGTCATTTAATGGGTTTGCCATGCTATACCTTTTGAATGATTCTTTTTACATACGGACTCTCTTATTTATATGGCTACATACAAAGGTTTTTACAGAGTTAAGAATCCAGCGAAATATGAAGGCGACTTCAAAAACGTTGTTTATAGATCACTATGGGAACGACAAGTTTTCAGATGGTGTGATGAAAATCCTCAAGTCTTAAAATGGTCTTCTGAAGAGACCGTTATAGACTACTTTTATCCCCTTGATAAAAAATGGCATCGTTATTTTGTAGATGTGAAATATACCACATCCCAAGGTACATTTTTGGTTGAAATCAAGCCAAAATCACAAACACTCCCTCCAAAGAAACCAAGTAGACAAACCAAGCGTTACTTGGAAGAAGCACGCACTTATGTCAAAAACCAGTGTAAGTGGAAAGCTGCAACCGACTTTGCTAAGGATCGTAATTGGCAGTTCGTTATTTGGACAGAAGATACGATTAAATCCATGGGCATCCGGTTACTTACATAAATAGAAGTATGGCAACAAAAGCAAAAAGTTTATTTGACCAGTTACGTGATGGCATGACTGCCACCGAACGTACAAACGCGTCTAAAAAATGGTTTACTGAAAAAGTAAGGTCTCTAAAAGGAAACGTCAATGCGATGCAATTCCTTAAAGACCCGCACTTCATCAAAAAGACGACATTTAGACCAGGATTCATGTATCATTTTTTGTATGATGCAAAATATGCAGAGACTTTACCATATTATGATCGTTTTCCTTTAATCGTAGCAGTTGGCCCTGCTGAGGGTGGATTCTATGGTATCAACCTGCACTATTTAGCGCCACCGTTGAGAGCACGCTTTTTAGATAGATTGATGGATACTACTAATAACGATGCATACGATGAAACAACTAAGTTTAAGATTAACTATAACATCTTAAATTCAATGAGCAAGCTTAGAGCTTTTAGACCATGTTTTAAACATTATCTCTTTGGACAGATGACTTCTAGGATCATGATGGTCCCAGCATCTGAATGGGAGATTGCAATATTCTTACCAACTGAAAAATTCATTGGTGATAACAAGAGAAACGTTTGGAGAGAGTCTAAACGTATGATAACAGGATACAGAGCATAAAATGCCAGAAATCGATAAGTTCAAGTCAGTCATATCTAAGCGAGGAGGTCTTGCACCAGCAAACCGTTTCGCAGTTTATATGGCTTTACCATTAATTAGCTTCGATCCGCAGAATTTGATCGCAAAAGTGTTCAATCAAGGTACTGCAAGTCCTTTTATTAATGATCCGCGTGATATTTCGATACTTTGTGACTCTGTAACGCTTCCAGGACGTCAAATTTCGACTACTGAAGTCCAAACTAACTTATTAGCAGTAAAAACGCCTTATACGTACATCAACGATGACGTAACAATGAGCTTCCACATCACAAATGACCATTTTATGAAGAAATATTTCGAAAATTGGTTCAATAGGATGTTCGATCGCTCAAAAATGACGATGAAGTATCGTTCACAGTACACAACTGACATCATTATCCAACAATTGGATCAAAGGGATGTCCCAGTTTACACGGTAACGCTAAAAAATGCGTTTCCAACAAGCATTACATCGTATGAATTGACAAACAGCGGTGAAAATCAGACTCAAAAGCTTACAATTACTCTTTCTTATGAAGATTGGAGCGAAGAGGGTTTTGTGGAATCAGTCCTATCAAAGGGAAAAGTATTACTCGGCTCAGTTGGCCGAACATTTGGCTTATAATAATATTATTGGGAGTATATTATGTCTTTACCTATTATTTTAAATACACCGACCTATGAAGTGGAATTACCATTAAGTAAGAAAACGGTGAAGTATAGACCATATTTGGTCAAAGAAGAGAAGTTATTGATGATGGCGATGGAGTCTCAAGATCAGAAAATGATCATGAAGACAGTCCAAGATATCATCGAAGCGTGTACATTCGGCGAAGTGAAGGCAAAAACATTGCCAACAGCTGAGCTTGAACTCTTGTTCTTAAAATTGCGCACTAAGTCAGTCGGTGAAACGACAAATATTGGCTATGAGTGCAAATCTTGTGGAACAAAGAACGAATTATCAATTAACTTAGAAAGCGTTAACTTAAACGAAGACAAAGTTAAAGATAGCAAGATCATGTTAACAGGCAGTGTGGGCGTAATCATGAAGTTCCCTACTGCTGATGACGTGACAAAAGTCTTAAACTCTAATGAAGGCGAAGTGAAGAATACATTTGCAATCATCAATTCATGCATCGAAGCAATATTTGATGAAAATGGTGTATATGAAACTGCTAACATTGAGAAGAAAGAAGTAGAAGCGTTTGTAGAATCATTGAATTCGCAACAATTTAAGAAGATCCAAGAATTTTTCGAAGGAATTCCTAAGTTGTCGCACGATGCAAGTTTTGATTGCGAAAATTGTGGAGCTCATAATGACCTAGTCATCGAGGGACTCCAAGCTTTTTTCGTATAGCTCTCTCACATGAATCCTTGGAGAACCATTTCCGAGGAAACTTCATCATGATGCAGCATCACAAGTACAGTCTAACTGAACTAAATGAGATGTTACCATGGGAGAGAGAAGTATATGTGGCTATGTTGATTGAATATGTTAAGGAAGAAAACGAACGTATTAAGAAAGCAAATCAAAAATACCACTAGGGAGTAACAGATGGCAGACGAAGAGAAAAACTATAAAGATATGTCTGAAAGCGAAAAGAAAAAAGAAGATTGGATGAATTCCAAATGGCGTCCAGCTATGGGTTGGATGTACATGGCAGTATGTGTGTTTGACTTCATACTTGCTCCTATCCTTTGGGCAGTAATCCAGTTCTGGGAAACACAAGCAGCGAACGATGCATTCCGTCAATGGCAACCACTAACACTACAAGGTGCTGGTCTTTTCCATATGGCTATGGGTGCAGTATTAGGTCTTGCAGCTTGGGGTAGAACACAAGAAAAATTAGGTGGAGCGAATAACGGTGGAATTACAACACCAACTCCAACAATCCCAACTCCTTCAATCCCATCTGCAAGTGCTGATACACCTGCAGTAGTAGTTCCTAAAGTACCACCAGTTGTGGCTCCTCCAAAGATCCCAACAGTTTAACAAGGTTAAGTAAACATGGCTAAGAATAAGTACGTCACATCAGGTTCTAATATACAAGAGCTGATCTCTGCTGTACAACAATCCAATAAGATCCTAGAAGAGACTCAACACGATAACCTCGTTGAGAGCTATGCTATGCAGAATATCAACAATGTGATAGTTGATATTCATGATTCTATAGTTGCTATTGAGAAGATCATCACTGGTCAACACATGAAGGATCTTGAGACTGCTCGTGAACAAAACAAGTATAATGAAGACTTACTCGAAGCCATCAGAGGTTTGAAACCAAAGGCGCCTGAGAAGAAGGAAAAAGATGGTGAATTTTCATGGCTCGGTCTAGCAGGCTCATTGATTGCTGGCTTAGTCATGGGTGGTATGGCATTCGTTAAGAACTATGTACAAGGTTTCATGAGGTTCTGGGGAAAAGTAGCTAAGTCACTCAAGTTAGACGTCTTAGTCACGAAGATCTTCACGACCATGGAAGAAGGATGGATGTTCATCAAGAACTTAGTCGGAGAAGGGTTTGCAAAAGCCTGGAGCTGGATTAAAGGTTTCTTTGGTGAGAACAAGCTTATTGCTACTATCTCTGAATTCTTTGGTAAGGTAGTAAAAGGCCTAAAGGCGTTCTTTAACTGGGAAGAGTTATTGCCAGAGTTTAAGATCCTATGGCAGTCTATCAAGGACATCTTCGCAATGATCTCTAAGCCAATCACCAAGTTATTCTCAGGCGGTGGCGGTTTTTTCAGTGATATCTTAAAGTCACTTGAGTTCTTCTCCCCGATCACTAAGTTCTTCAAGGCATTTGGCTCTATCCTTGGTAAGATAGCATGGCCACTACAAGTTATCCTTTCAATTTGGGACACAGTATCAGGTGCGCTCGATGGTTGGAATAAAACAGAGGGTGACTTCATCGCTAAGTTCTTTGGCGCTGTAAAAGGTGGTATCACGGGACTATTGAATGGCTTGATCGGTGGGTTACTAGACTTATTGAAGGACGGTTTATCCTGGATCCTCGATGCACTTGGCTTTGATAAGGCTGCTAAGATCCTTGATAGCTTCTCATTCTCTGACCTAATCACCAAGGTAGTCGGTGGTTTCTATGACATGGTTGAGGGGTTAGTACGATGGGTGATCGATCTATTT